GTATATCGATGCCGCAGCTGGAGCCGGAATTAAGAGAGTTTTTTAACAGCAATGTTTATAGGGAGGTATATCAATGATATGTACTAGCTGCAAACAAGATAAACCAAAAACTTTTTTCTACGAACGATACACTGAGTGCAAAGAGTGTCAAAGAGAGAAGAGGAAAGAGAAAAGACGCAAGAAAAAAGCTACTACCAAGTCTAAGTCTGTCACTATAGAGGCTGAGACCGTCAAAATGAAGCCATCCTCCGAGGTAAACCCGCCCGAGGCTCCTACCGCACCCTCAAACACTTACCTGCCCACAGAGGCCTCCCAGGCATCTCAAAAGATAACAAAAAACAGAGAGGATTATATACTAGAGAAGTGTAAGAGACTTAACCGTTGTAATAATGGGAAGGTTCTTAGAGAGTATCAGGCTGAAGCTAGAAATCAAGCACTGACTATTGATGAGGATGTGGAATTTTTCAAATACTTAGATGCTCTAGAGGTTTACTTAGATAGTAGTAGACACGACAATCTTAAGGCAGAAGCTAAAAAGATCTTAGATAATGTGCGTGATAGAGCGTCTTAAGGGAGATACTATGAAGATTATAAAGTATAATAAAGAAGAAGCCTGTAGACTGTTAAAAGGAGAAGAATGTCAAAGCTTCTTAGAGGACATAGAAAAACTAAATCTTAATCGTCTTAAGCAGCTTAAGAACATAGCTTATGTAGTCATGCAGCTAAAAAGATTCAGTAGGGAAGAGATAAAGACATTATTAGGGTACACTATGAAGCTAATAGACGAGAAGAAGATATAACAAAGGAGGGTGCTTATCATATCAAGAGAGCAACAACAGCATGTTGAAGCTCTCGCTAAGGAATACAAAACAGCAAGTAGAAAAGATAAGAGTAGATTAGTAGAACAGATCCTGCGATACTTTGAAGGTAGAATAGTAGGATCAATGTGTAATATAGAGAATTACGCTTTTTATATTCAGTGCGCGAGAGTTAGAATCTTTACTGCGCTAGAAAAGTTTGACCCCAGCAGAGGGGTATATTTCACTGTGTACTTGCTGCTGTGGCTTAGAAAAGTTAACAGTGATTATAGAGCGTCCCAAAATATGATCGGGCATAGCAGCAAGGCTATCAAGTTTTTTGATATAAGTACATCTGGCGACGAGTGTGAGTTAGAGGCAAAAAACACGGGCATAGATAGCGATGTATTAGAGGATTTAAGAAAAGTTCTTACTAAAGAAGAGTTTATATATACTCGTATGAAGTACGAAGGGTACTACAATAAAGATATAGCAAAAGTACTAAAAATACGCAGAAGGGACGTTTCAAACGTCGCATACACTTCTAGGATAATGATAGAAAGATACATGAAAGGATTACTATGAACAAAAAAATACTACTAGTATCAGATCGGAGTAAGTTCAGTACTAAAGATGTTTATGTTGGGTATTGCAACGCTCTAACAGACTTAGACGTTAACTCTCAACACACCTCCAGTCACGGGTACATGTCCCTCTACCCACCGGTAACACACTTCGATTACTACCCTCTTCACGATTACTTGTCACTCTACTCAGCAGACACATGCTTCTGTCAGATTATAGCTAAAGCTCTTATCCCCGAGAATAGAATCACCCATGTACTGTTTATATCCGGTATAGAGATACCTTGTTACGTTTATGAGACTTTAGATACTCACGGCATAAAGGTGGGAGTAATAGCTACAGACGACCCCCACTCATCCATGCCTATTTATGAGGATCGTAAGAAGTATTTAAAGTACTGGTTTAGTAATGAGAAGACGTTAGCTCACAGCGGAAACACTATATGCCATTATCTTCCAGTGGCAGCAAGTAATCATGTACCACTGTTCGATAATGGAGAAGTACCAGAGGAGTATAAGTCCGATGTTTTATTTATAGGTAGTGCCTACCCTAACCGGATACCTTACCTTGAGGCGGCGGCTAGGTGGTGTAAGAGTGCTGGGAAGAGGTTTATTTTTGCAGGACACACATCATACGTGATGCCTAACTCTATACTTAACGAGTGTAAGATATGCGGCACAATAGATAACCAGGAGACGCTTAAGTACTTGCAAGGAGCCAAGTGTACTATAAACATCAGCAGAGACATCGCATGGCACCCCTACCTCCCCTACAACGCAAGACTATGGCATACTACTCCTTATTCTGCGAATCCACGTATGTATGAGGCAGCTATATGTAAATGCCTCCAGGTAGTGTATGATGATCGCCCTGAGTACCGTGAGTGGTTAGGTGATGACGCAGTCTACTTCCAAGAGAAGTCAGATCTTGTAAATGCGATAAGATACATATGTGAAGACATGGAGGATGCTTCTCGAGATACTATCGTTAATAGGGTGTACGATAAAGTTCTAAGTGAAGGTTGTTATATCCATAGGGCTATGAAGATGCTATCTATCATACGCACTGTAGATAATAAAGAAGTAAACGATAAAATGGACAAGGATTTCCAGGCTATCTAATAAAAAGGGGAGGCTACTAAAGCCTCCCCTTTCTTCCTTCCTTAAACATCTACTACACTGCCTGAAGCGGCAAGTAATACTCTGTACCATTCACTTTTATAATAATTCTGTGAGATTGGCTAAAAGATGTAGAGGTACCTACGTCTTCGTCCGCGTATATAGCTAATGTAGCCTTACTATTACTAGTATTTACTGCATATATCTGTACGCAGTCTGCAGGGGCATCTATAGGCTGTGAAGGAGTCTCTTTTAATGATAATACCCCAGACCCAGATGAATCAACAGTTGCCTCATTTATTCTGATATTACCCAAACGATCTATTCTAAAAGCCTCCGGCGTCGAAGTACCGTTATGCGTAGAGAAAACTAGATCTGTAGGAGCCCCGCCGGAAGTAGCCCCAGAAGTCTGTATCGCTTGTATACTTGCGCCTGGAGCCACATTGTAAACCCCGCCTCCCAGGATGCTAGTTCTTCCTTGAAATGTTATGGACCCCAATTCTTCTCCGTCAACTGTAGACAGGTGAAGGGAGTCATTTATATTGGCGTGTGTCTTTCTTAGCACAATATTGCAAGCGTCGTTAGTGGTATTGTATGAGTGCATGATAAAGTTAGACGCTTCGCTGCTTCTTATTTTAAAAGCCTCTACTCCAGCCCCTTTGTAAAAGTCGAAGTCTGTTTCATCCGACGTAGTAGCGTCGCCAAATTTAACACTATCTGTAGTAACTTTAAGATCAGAAGTAGATACAGTCTGTCCGCTTGAACCACCTACCAGCACTTCATTCTCTACAGGCGTACCGGTCACGCCGCCAAAAGATCTTATGGCAGCGCCTCCTTCCATGTTAAGCCACTTCGAAGTAGCGTTGTTATAGTAGGCAATATGATTGTTGGCTAATGAGGTAAAGTTAGTATCAGTCATTCCGTCGAAAGTATCTATGTCTAAGTATTTAAGAGACGTGCCGTCATACCCCCTGAAACGATTAGACTGATAAGATATTGCCCCTGCCACGTTGGCGGGCGTATCGGCATCAATCTTTAGATAACTAGAAGCGTTTAAAATAGGGCTGATAACGCTTGAGGTTGCTTCGATAGAAGCAGCTTCTATCGTGCTTAAGTCAAGGCTAGTGGCTGTTATAGTGTTTATATTGGCGCTTGTGCTAGAAACTGAATCCGCATTTATATTAGATACAGACAATGTCTCAGAGCCCTCATCATAAGTAAACCCAGAACTACCAGTAATACCTCCCCCACCTCCATAGGCTATGCGATCATCGCCTACATCCGTGTTAAAGTTCTCTATGGCATAATCCAGACCAGCTTTAACGGTATCCGCCGCCAAAGGCACTTCGGTAGTTGAGTACGATATCTGCCCAGCCGACATACCTGTGATGCCAGTAAATGACGCAGGTATAATCTTACCGTCGGCGTCAGCTGAGAGCATTTCTGCGTTAGCTAGCGTAGGGCTTACAACACTAGAGAAAGCACCAGTCGCTCCCAGATTAGCTACATCATAGAGATTACCGCTATCGTCAGTATACACTAGTCTTTTGTTAGCGTCCTTTTCTATAGCAATCTTACCGGGCCCCATGTAACTCTCTATCTCTGCCCTTGTCTTAACAATTCTTTTGATATTCTTATTAGACATTCCATCCATCCTTTATGGTGTAGGTAACACATCGCCTTTATATGTTATGTCACCGTTTACTGATAATCCGCCGCCTACCGATACTTCGCCCAATACAGTTATATTACCTGTTACAACCAGGTCCCCATCGATAGTCATACTTCCGTTTATTGTCTGGTCGGTGTCTACTCTTACGTTACCCGTAGTTCTTGAGTCCCCAATAACTACATCTTCTTTACCAGAATTAAAAGAATTCTTTGATCGTGGTTTGTTTATGCCGTATAGTTTATTAGCCATATTAACCTCACTCTAAGTTGTCTTGTATCTCTTCATCATATGCGCCATATGTATCTGTCCAATCTGTACTACCTTCATAAGTATCCTGTATGAAGTAACGTTCTGTATCCGCTGCATTATAGATAACTGCTTGGATGTTTACTCTGTTTCTGTTGGAGTCTGTAGGTATATCTTTTGATATCTTTTCTACGATACAGTATAGCTCCTGTCCAGCGGTTTGGTGTGGCAAAGACAACTTGAACCGTTTACTTATGTGCCAGTCCCTTCCTAGACCATACGGTATGTCGAAGCGTATCCTTTTACGATTCTGCCAATACAACCAGTTATAAAGATAGTAGCCCGCCTCCTCATCTCTGTAAATCAAGTCAAGCTCTGTTCTTTGTTTAGGAGCCTCATTAATTATTTTATACTTCAAAAACAGGCCGCGAGCTAGATTCCATAAATCTTCTTTATATCCATCGCTTAGCCCAGTACCTGTGACATAGCTTGGATCGAAGGTCGATTGGTCAACATTGTTTACCTGCATGTTCTTGTCGTACTTCCTTGTGGCTACATTATAATCATAGTAAATTGTAGGCTCACAAAAGATATCTTTATAGTCATTGGGGGTGACTGGGCTTATCTTGCCTATTATTTCATCTAATGTAATAGTAGTGTAGGCGCTATCGTAGTCAGTGAGCGGGTTAACTATACTATCTATTGCATCGTATCCGTCATTTGTCTGGTAAGAAGCTAAGAAAAACTGCTCACATACTTTCTTCTTTAGCTTGTCCGTATAGGCTTTAGATTCTTCTGTTATGACATTACGGAGTTTTAGACTTCTCTCATAAGCATACCCAGGGAAGTTAAACGCGCCTTGCTCGCCGTCGTTTTTAATTAAAGCACTAGCAGTCCTTCCCTTACCCCACCCTCCTGAAGGTGGAGCAACGTTAAGCTCACTCCAGTTCTGACGGTAACATATATCTTCTAAGAAGGAAATAGGATTGTCTATAAGAGACTCCGATTCGTCTGTTCTTCCTTGGAACGGGAAATAGATAACAGGGTTAAGGCGCGTAGCACTTCGTGCGGTTAGAGACACTTGTCTTATGTTTAAATCAAAAGGCAAGCCAGTACCGGAGCCCGTGGCTATTTGTACTATAAAGAATATACCTAATTTTCTTATAGTAGCATGCTCATCTTTGCCCCCAGGGATCTCCATATTTTTAATGCCTCTTCTTATACCGGCAGCCCCGTCTCCAACACTTGAGATATACACAGGCACGTCATCATAGAAGTCTTGATCGTTATCGCTATAGGACTCTCCTTGAGGTATATCACCACCCGTCCAGTACTCTTCTAAAAAGTTATTAAACAAACCACCAGAGTAGTCCCCTTGAGTACTAACATTATTATTATAACACCAGTGTGCAGGCTTACCGTTGATAAAGGTATAGTAATTATCTCCTTGGCGTGAGTCTATATCTTGGCCTAAGTCTTCATAAATCCTTCTGACACCTCCCCAAAAACTCTTAGCCCTTACAACCATATCGATAGTGCCTATGCGTCCAGAGAAGCCGGGGCTGCCAGGCGCGTAAAGTGTGTTGCCGGTAGTAAAAGCATCGGCAGCAAGATTCAGTGACAGAGAGTCATAATCTAAATCTCTAAGAGTCTCATAAGGAAAATCGAACTCTAATGCGTGTATAGCGTAAACCGGTCTATTTGTACCCCCAAGATTAGCGACACTGCTTTGCGTCTGGCTCCATTTCAAGTACGTACTCCACTTCCTATCCTTAATCAGGTTAAGGTCAGCAGTAGTAGGTGTAGAGTCAATCGAAGAGTAAGGTGGCACTGTTACAGACGGAGAAGTATTGCCTTGACCGTTTCGGGTATAGAGACCTTTACCGTTCTTTTGTAAACCGTCTGCTAGAAGGAACTCTCTAAAACCATCGTCTTCTTCGCCTGCTGGCTGGCACCACAAACTTAGGTCTGATACATCGTCTTCTATAAATCCTCCCTGGATCTCTATATTACCATACGACACTATAGTTGATATGTCTTTTTCTATATATCTTGGATCTATAGTTATCCGGGTGTTGTCTGAAGACGCGTCTAATGTTACTCCATAAGACGGTAGCGGTACATAGCGTGCCTCTCCAGCAAGCACTCTATCATATAGCTCTCCAGTGATGGGGTTGTAGTCAAGCCTAAGGTCCGTCTCGCTGTTGTATATAGTAATGTCATCAGTTATTATATTACCGCTAGCATCTGTAAACCCAGCCGTCTGAGCAGTCTCCCCATCGAAGCTGAGCCCCACAGAAACTAACTGTACCCAGGAGTTGTCGTCGAGTGATGCGAACCACTCTGATACAAGGTCAGCGGATGCGTATGTATCAAACTCAATCTTAAGTACGGGATAATCTCTATAGTTTAGAAGATCCGGTGCTTGGGGATTGAATTGAGACGGGACTCTATCAGGACGCCACTCTATGCTTTCTATCTTTCTATACTGTCCTTGGCCTCCACCGCTCACCACATAAACATAATGACTATCAGTAAGATCTAAACCAAGGGCAGCTGTGAAAGCCGCAGTGTCTGCTATAGTAGTAGTCAGACCTACTCTGACATATATCGTATCACCCAAATACTCTATGACCGGTAAGCTCTTTTGATCGTTAGGTGTTAAATCACTACCTAGTACCGTAAGATCTACTATTGATTTTTCCTCTTCAGTCCTTATGAAAGCACTTCTATCTACCGTACCATAAGCTACAGGTATCGTGGTGCCTGTCTCTTCTACAGTAGCTGTAGGAGATGTCTCGTTAGACACGACAGTGGATATATTGGCCTTCCGTTTGTCGTTTGGTATGTTTATCCTTATATTATACTCTGTCTCAGAAAAACTCACAAAACTTACTATACCGCGATATATAACGGTTTGTGTTTCGTTTTCGGTATCGAACTCTATAAGCTCTGCAGCCATACCCTCTAAGTAGATATCATTGTCTTCTAAAGTCTTCCAAAACAACACAGTATTATCTAAGTCAACAGAAAACCCTCCGAAGCTATTAGTATTACCGCCACGCCTCATGTCGCATGACAGACTTATACGGGAAATAGATCCACGCACTACTGGACCGGCACGCCATGGGTCGGTAGTGAAATTAACTAAAGACGTACTCCACCTAAATTCATCATTTGCTCCAGGCACCTCATAGAGGCCTATAGACGTAGAAGTGTCTGAGTCCATACTGTTGTTAGCTATGAACGTATCGTTTGTAGATATGCGTATGCCGAACTCTAAGTTATCATGCTGGGCCATTATGAGACCTTCCTAAATTTTAGACTCATATTAACATCTTTATATTTATTGTGTACCGTTTCTATAGTTTTTTCAGCCAGCTTACATAAGAACCCGGCGTTGTCCCCGGCCTCATACCCGAAGGGGAATGAGTTCTTAGGCACCTGCATTATGAACGGGCTACTCCTAACTGTTCTTCTTAGCTTATAAATCAGCTGACCAGCCGCCTCTTCTGACATATATAATTCAAAAGAAGTGTTCCTGCTATCGCTATCACTACCCCTATTTGTCTTATAGACCTCACCGCCTATAGTAGTAGCGCTATATATCTCATAGGTTATTTCAGGCTTAAACATGCGTCTCGGGAAACGTATGTTCGCTACATCTGCTATAGTAAGACTGCCAGGCTCTACACAGTCTAGTGTAGAAGGTTCTGACTCTTCACTAAAGTCATTCATAACAAGAGTCATAGAAAACTTGTGGTAGAGGTATGGACTCGATACCTGGCCTTGGTTAGTAAAGTTTTCTATAGAGCACGTGAACTCAGTACCTGTAGGAAAATTAAACCCAAAAGGATACATACCCCAGGTAGAGGGAGTAAATAATTTTACTTTATTATCTCTACCGTGCTCGTTCCAAAAGCTTGTCAATTGACCAGCACGCTCAGGGGTGGTCTCTAATATAAAAGTAGACCTTACATAATCATACTGTTGTCCAGCATCAAATATACCTATCTCTCCGTCAGTCCTATCGGCTATATAAAAAGGCATCACTAATTCAGTGGTATAGCCGTTGTTTATAGTGTCTATGTAAACACGGCTATCGCCGTCCAAGTTCTCAAAGTATGCTAGCTCTCTCATGTTGTCCTCACTATCACATCACGAGGCATAATCTTATTTATTACGGTAGGGGTATTAGGTAAATCAACTGAAGATACCGAAGCCTCTGGCTGTAAGACTTTTAATGACGCGGGGAAGGGCGTAGCATCCCCTTCCAGATTAATTATGGTATAAGGACTATCAGACCCCACGCCTACAGATGATGGGTTAGCCTGGGCCCCCACGCCCGCCACATAAGTATTATTGTTTGGGATAGTGGATAAACTAGTAACACTCGGCTCAGATCTAATATACCCTAGACCAAAGGAATGGATACCCTCCGTGCCGTTATAGGTACCTACCGCAAAAAACCTTTCGCCGTCTGCGGTGCTTGCTATCCTATCGTTAGTGCCTGATATGGGTACAGAATCTTCTTGGGTAATAGTGGAACCGTCAAAGGAGAAAGCTACCAGCGCATTATTCCAAGAGTTCATCTGACAGAACTTAGAGTTAGACCCAACTACTTTCCTGTTGCTTCCGGTAGATATTGAGTCTAAAAATGTTATTTGGGGTTGATTGATTCCGTCCGTGGTCACACGGTACAGATAAATGTTTCCAAAAGCTGTTAAGAATATGTAGCTGCCGTCAGAACTAAAATTAATATTTTGTGCGTCGCCAGCATTTATACCCTCAACGACACTTAGATCTCTTGATGTATTATTTTTTAAGCCGCTGTAATAACCTACTATGCCACTACCGTCATATTTAACTCTGCTTGTATACATAGTATCACGACCAAAATCAGAACTTACAGTCGCAACATACCCCAACCTACTACCTGCTATCATTCTCGTTCCGTCTGGTAAAAGGCTGCCAGGGACATCTAATTTTAAGGGCCCGGTGGATCCTGGCGTAGTAGGGTGTGTTGCCTGTTCACTTAACTGTATACCATCAGCATAGAGGTTAGTAGACGGAGTCACTACGAAGGGCTTTATATAGTTTCTCGCGAGATTACCACTATACAGCATGTATAGTATTTCGCCGTTATAAGTTGATACCAGCTTAATGAGGTCTTCCGTCTCATTGTCTCTAGAGGATCTACTCTCATATCTTACGTTCCAGCTATAGGTAGAATAAAGATAAACATCATAATCAAGGGTACTCACTTCTGTGTTCAAGTATATTATACCCTCATCAGCCACAATATTACTTGACTGTAGTACACCCAGAGAAGTTATGTTCTGCTGTGCTAACCCTATATAGTCTAGACCTGTATCAAGCGTTAATATCTGAGAATACTCTTGAGGAGAACTATTATAAACATTGCATATAACGTATCCAGAACTAGCGTCGTGTGTGATACCATAGACATTGTTAGAGGTTTCATAAGACTTATCAAAATTAAGTTGAGCCATTATTATTATCTCCTTTTATGCAAAAGCACCTGTTATGCGGCTCGTATCTATTACACCTCGCTCAAAGACAGCCTCCACTCTACGTGCAAAGCTATCCAACTCATCTGTTATGTTGCTTACGGCTCTATCGTCGGCAGGGCCGTTGATAGTAATAGACGGTGAAATATTAATATTGTTACCTACGGAGCGCCCCTCATTAAGAGCATCTACACCTTCTCTGCCCAAGGCTCTAGTAGCCCTGGCGTTAAGTATAGCCTCTTGACCATCTTCATTAACCCTTACCGTAGCGTTAGCACCCTGAGGGAACCCACCTTCCTGGAAGGACTGTTGAGAGATCTTAGCTATCTGCACACCTCCAAAGGCTATAGTGGCTGCCGCAGCTGCGGCACCAAGAGCAGGGCCTACATACGGAATGGATGCAAGGGCATCGTAGGCCCCCATAGCAGCGCTGAATGTATCTATAGTAGTTTGTACAATCGCCGCTGCCTTGTATAGCTCACCGAACTTTTTAGACTCCTTAGTGGATTCACCGTAGGCATCTTTTTCCATCTCAGCTCTAGTCTGGAAGTAACTGGCCCAAGTGCCTGCTATACTAGATACACCCTCAGCAGTGTTCTTTTTTATTTTATCTTGTGTCTCTTTGTTTAGTAATTGTACTCTCTTTTGATAGTTCTTCTCTACTAATGCTTTAGCTTCTGCGTTACCTTCAACCTCTGCTAGCTCGTCGTCTTTCTGTCTCCTTAATAGCTCCAATCTATGATCGTACTCAGATGATATTCTCTCACTATCTAACTGCTCAAGCTCATATGCTAAGTCTGCATGCTCACGCTTCAACTCTAATATCTCATTAGCATGTTCAATCTCAAGCTCGCGTTGTTCTTCTAACTGTAATCTCTTTGCTTCGTCTTCTTCTTCTAGTCTCTCGTTGTTAATAAGTAAAAGCTCTAAAGATAGTTGTTCCTCTAGTGCTAGCTTAACCCTATTAAACTCTTCTGAATCCCCCAGTTCTTTCTGGAGAAGTTCTTTACGAGTATCATACTCATCTATTGCTTCTTGTGATCTACGTTCGTACTCATCCTCTATAAGCTTAAGACGCAGTTTACTTGTCTCTTCTTGTATATCTAAAGCAGTATCGGATATAGCTCTTTGTTGCTCCTCAGCTAATAAGGCCATATCTTCTCCGTACACTTGCTTTATTCTATCTATTATCTCATCTACCTTTACTATTTCGCCATCTATTTGTATGTCTCTGCCTAATCTGTCTGCTTCTTCAAAAAGCATCTTAGCAGCAGCTATAGCGTCCTCTTTATTATTTGTGAGATTCTTGCGCATCTTAGTGAAAGGGTCTAAGTCTATATCTTCAAACTCTTCTTGTAGGCCCGATAGTTCAACCTCCCAACCATCCAAGTTACCGAAAAAATCATCCATAAACTTGTTAAGATTTTTAACTTCCTCTGACACTTTACCAGTATCGACAGATCTGCTTCCTGAAGCGCCACCACCTCCACCTGCACCCTCTACATTAGGAGAGACTTCTCTGCCTTCAAGTCTTTCCAGTATCCTGTCAAGGTCCTCTAAATCCTTCGACATTACGTCGAGGCTACCTTTTCTGAAGGCTTCAATCTCGCTGCTCCAACCTTCGGGTAGAAAAGATTTGGGTATTTTACTTAGCAGCTCAAATATACCTACCACGATACTATCTACCAACACTATCAGACCTTTTAAGCTAAGGCTAAGAATGTCTATAGGGTAAAGGACTAAGTTAATAGCCTCCGCTAGTACTGTACCTAGTACTTTAGATCCTTGCTCCAGGTACTCAAAGACGCCTGAGTCCACTATGTTATCTAAAGTGTCAGCGAACTCTCCCATAGCTTCAGTCACTAAAGCATTACCTATGTTCTCAAAACCCTTAGATATCTTGCCCTGAGAAGAAATTAAGGCTGCTCCATTATCTTTGGTAAGGTCCTCCATAGCCCCGCCTAGAAGCTCTAGCTGACGCCTCTGTACCTCTATCTCTTCGTTTGTTGTGTTTAAGAAAGGTATGAGAGCGGAACCACCCTCACCAAAAATTCTTTGAGCATACGCACTTCTCAAAGTCTGGTCTTCAAGGTTTCTTAGCTTTCTAGTTACTTCTTCAAAGAGGTCACTAGAGTTTTTAAGATTACCGTTGCTATCAACTGTGTTTATACCGAGGGCCTTGAACGCGTCTTTTGCTTCCCCTACACCTTTTGCAGCATCAGCTGCATTCTTCTGTAGAGCCTTAAATCCTGGCTCAAGCTGCTTCATAGAGCTGCCAGCAAGGCCTAGTTGAAAGTTAAGTGTGTCGAATTCTTGTGCAGTAAGACCAACTCTTTGAGAGGCTTTATCTAACTCGTCTGCCAACCTAGCGGTCTTCTGGGTAAGTTGTAGGAACTCTACACCAAGCTTAGCAGCTACTGCCGCGAAAGCAGCAGCAGTACCTAGAGCTGCTACCATCTGTGGGCTCAGCCCCGCAAAGGCTGTAGATAGTCCTTTTGTAGCAGCACCGCTATCTATGATACCACCGGTAAGTTTTGATAAAGCCCCACCTACTTTAGAAGCGGACCCTTGTAGGTTTATAAGCTTTTCATTACCTTCGCCAAACTCTTGTTTCAGGTTCTTGAAGTTTTGTGTGATCTGCTTACTAGCAGGCCCCACATTGTTAACCATATTAGCTACGATGTTAAATGCTAGATTTGGCATGTTTACCTCTCGTGTTTTCTATATGCCTCTTAGACTCTTTAGCGTAGTGTGCTTCATAGTACTCAGCCGCTTTAAAGAATTTTTCTGGGTAGTCCTTAAAGTCTACAGAGACATTGTATTTATTAACGCGGTTATAGTATACGAACCAATTGGTGACGCACTCCGGGATTAACCTAGCAGGGCACGCCCAATACCTGTATACCTTACCGTTGTGTTGCTCTACGAAAACCGGAGACGACGGTGTCGAGCCGTCACAGCCCCTTGATCTAGCAAGGTCGTCGGTACACTTACTACAATCGAATGAAGTAAATGCACCTGACGAGTATCCGGCTACAATCCTAAACCCGTTTTTTCCTCTTCAGATAGTTTAGAGTTAGCCAGTATAGCAGTATACAAATCCCTTGTCAAAGGGATAGGCAGTCTTTCCAAGCAATCTTCAGATATCAATCCTTCGCCATCTGTAGTAAACTTTATCTCATTATCTTCCATGTCTCTAAAGTTTACCCACCCTACTAAACACCTTTTAACCACGAACTTGGACGTCTTGTAGCTGTTATAAAACAGATTGTTGGTCTTCTTATTAACTAACTCTTTTGCCAGTTTATCTTTAGATAAGTTTTTAAACTTTTTCAAATCTATGCCGTCCAATATCTTATTCTCTTCAAAGAAGTCAAGCAGGCGTAGATTATCTTCGTTAGACAGCGGCTTATACTTGAATACTGGCCACTGCTCTTTAGGTAGAATCTCTTTTACCTTATCTGGAGTGTAATACACAATAGACCTGGGTACCATACCAAAATACCCTTTAAGAGCCCTCATCTTTGACTCTTCAGGGTTAACGTCAATAACTTCGTTTTCTTTTTCTAACTGCTCGTTGACTTCTGCTTTACGGGAGCGTTTGGTAGGTGTGGTTTTAGTGTCACTTTTCTTGCGTGGTGCCATCTTTTGTCTCCTTAAAAAAGGGTTGTGTTAGTCACTTAAACTAAAGTGATCCATCCTCGACGTAGTGCTTCGTTTACATCTTCAGCAGTCTGTCGGACTCTTTGGTTACGCAGATACTCTTTAGCTATCTTAGCTTTAGTCTGCGGGGTTAAGTAAGGCTTAGCCAAGTCAGGGTTATCCTTTATCATCTCGGCTACGTCCTCTTTTTTAGAACGTTTATGCATGGTCTCTCCTTTGAGGAGGTAAATAAAAAGGCGACGTTTATTGCGCCGCCTTTTGAGGCCCATCATAGGCCACCCTTGTCGGGGTTAATTATTATCCGGACACACCTTGTAGCAAGTAGAAATCGTCATCGTCCGGCGCGTTCACACTCTTAAAGGTGATAGACTCAGTAACAAGTCCGTTCCTGTCTCCATCTTGTAACGAGTTAACTACCTGCAGCTTCTTAAAGTAGTATACAAAGTTTGAAGTAGCAAGCGTAAAGTCGTTTAAGTTAGAGTCTGGGTCAAGGTTCTGAGCGTACCAGTTACGGTCTGCATAGGTAGCTAAGTACGGGTCTATAGTAACCTCGGGGTTTCTATTTACAATATGTGCGCCTTTATACCCTGACTCATCGGAGGGGTCAATCTCCATCTGAACATCTAAATTCAGATTCATTGTGATAGAGTTAATGTCCAAGTCAGTGTATCCGCCGCCCTCTACAGTAGCGTTGAGTACTGTGTCGGGAGTAGTAGTAAGGATATTGTCAGACCTGAAAGCAACAGCTCTATCGTAAACGTCTGCTATTTGCCCCGTGAATGTAAAGTCTGCACGTTCGGGGTTACCCACCTGGTCCAACACAAAGCTTACGGTACCAGTACATCCGGAGAGCTTCACCACTCTTTGCCCTGGACTAGAGCACTCACCAGTATCAGCAATCTCTATAGTAAGGGTACTACAAACCGTAGAGTCCGTAACCCATGCCACACCTGCTACCATCTCGTCTTGTCTCATACCGCAGGCTTTAAGAAGCTTACCGTAACTAGGCACCACGCTTAAATCTGCAGTATCCCCTACGGCGATGTCAACACTCATGGAGCATGTAGCCATCTGTTTGCCAGGGACGTCTGTGAGCTTACTGAAGTTAAATAAATTCACCGGACGCTCATATCTATCGATAGTGGCGGTATAAGCAACATTATATGCCGGTATGTTGTAATCAGTCTCAGTTAAGGTCTCAGCAGTGTATTTGATTGACTCTGCTTTAGCCCCAACGAATTTTCTTGAAGTTAAAAAAGACATAAGTTTTCTCCTGTTCTGTGTCTCTATAAAGATAATGGCATTGTTTTAAAAATTATGCCCTGACGGTCGGGTCTTCCCTTAACTGTTGATATCTTATGGATAAGGTTATAGTTACACCACAAGAGGGCTTATTAACTTTAAGCCCAAAGGGCCTACTTCTTACGATCTGGGCTAAGAAGCAGGTACACTGTCCATCAGGGTGCTCTAGACCGAAGTGCTCCCCTATAAGCCTCTCTATGTCTTGTATCATGGCGTCTTGGGCATCAGCTGGGTCATTAGTGTTTAAAAAACAATGTAGTAACACTTGTAAGTCTTTTTGTACTCTTCTAAAAGTAGCGCCGTTAGTATCAAAAGAAAGTGTGACCTCATCACCCATCACTAGCACGATAGATGGAAAGTTTTTCATCTGCTCCATGGACGGTGTGACTTCATGCACATCTACTACATCGTAGTTATACCCTCCGCTCTTCTTTATCGTTCTAAGCTGGTGGAACAGGGCTTCCCTGATACGCCTACGTGCTGAGGGTTTTTTACTCACTGCATTCATCTAGTCACTCTCTCTTTTATTTCCATTAGCACTCTCATCTGCTCATTATGATTAGCTCTTTGTATCTGCTCTATTGTATTTATACGTTTTGTATTAGAGTAGATGGTGCTTTTCATAGAGCCGGTATCAGTAGACACAGAGAGCGCCCATGCGATGGTAGCTGAGGCTATACCAAGCATAGCAGCTATCCCAATAAGCATACTTCTATAGTAAGCCTTCTGGCTCATAAACTCGCTCCTGCACTCACTCTTCTCATGGTCTATTAACTCTTCTAGGTTGTCTCGTGTGTTCATTGTCGCTCCAGGATCTCTAGCGCTGCTTCTTCTATGGTTTGTATGAGGTCATGCTCTACAAACTGCTCCCACTCTTCATTTATGTATAATCTCTTTGGTATATCAGGCGTACCATACTGATGGTAGACGATATACTCTACGTCTGACCCTGCAATTAGTTCTAGCGTGTCTGCTGCCTCCACTACTTCTACATCAAAGGAGTCTCTTAGAGTCCCCGTCTGTACATTAAGTCCTGGCCTCCCACTCATTTGGTCATTACGTATAGAGTCTTTAAAAGCCTCTAACTCAGGCCTTACTTTATATTCTACCAGCTCATTAAGCTTACCCAGCTCATTGAGTTTTTTTATTACGTCATCGAGTCCCTCTATCCTTATGCCACTAGCCATACATGCCTCACGCAAGCATAGTTAGTCTACGATAAGGATCAAGCATCATCCTTACCTCTGCCTGAAGCATAGCGGGGGACCTATCGCTTCTTCTTATAGTCTCGCCTTCTCTAGATGTGCCACTATTCTCAAAGTCATCCCTGTGCTGCTGCATATACCTTATCTGCATCTCAGTAGCCTCTACTATATCAGGGTATGACTCACACAAAGCCCTGGACTCTATGCCGTCTATCTGCCCAGTCTCTCCGGTAGCTATTTGATTGGTTAAGTCTTGGTATTCTGTAAGGGTATCATCTATGTAGAACACGCCTGTAAGAACCTCTATAGTAACACTAGAAGCATCAGCGCTTATTACCTTACCCATAGCCCCTGAGAGGTCGGCTATCACATAATTGCCCGGAGTGAAGTTATTATCTATATCGTATATCGAATTAACGGGGTGATACGCCATACCGGCACTGTACACTATCTTTAGAGCCCTCTTAGCGTTAACAAAAGCTATATCATCCATAACTACGGTATCTTGGTCTGTGCCTATGAAATAAGAGTCGGGGTGTACAGTAGTCTCAGTACCGTCAAACTCACCACTCTGGTCTGTTGAAATGGAGGTGATGGACCAGATAGGTGAGGTATAGGTTTTATACTCGTACTTATCATATATAGTATCGAAGTACTCAGTTCTATCTTTTATGAATATTTCTTTATCTAAGTATCTTTTTACATTAGCTGACACACTATGTATCCACGCCTGGACCTGTCTTTGTGCTGTGACGGTTAGTCCTAAGGAGTGCTCCGGATCTATATGAAATAGCATCCTCTCTACAGAAGTCAGAGGCTCTATGCGGGTAGTATCAGTTAAGCTCTTTTGTATGGACATTGGTTACCTTCGTATTACGAAATATTTAAAATTCCTTCAGAGTTCCATTGTATAATGAAATCCCCTGCAGAAGAACTTTTATCCGTACCGAAATCGACATAACAGATAAGGTTGGAGGTAGATGGGGTACCTGTGGACTTATAAATAACAGCACCTCTCGCGGTGATAGTAGAGCTAGCCCATGTTACATCCTCTGCATCGAACACACCCTCATTATCCGTGTTGTCTTGTGTTATTTGCTTACCTGTCAGTGTCTCACCACCCGCAGTATATCCGGTCCCAGACGCCTCGTTAGTGATATCACTAAAGAACTCGTGTGAGTCCACGTTAGGGGTGTACGAGCTAGTTACTAACGCCACCTTGATAGTGTCATTATCATAATCAACATTAGCGTTAAGTAAATCGGTCTTAGCAGAGTTGTATACTGCGTTTGGCATTATATCCTCCTTAAAAGGGAGGGGGAGAGGTTATCTCCCCCTTTAGCACTTACTTGTCAAATACAACGTTAGAAGCGTCATCGGTAGGCTCACTCTTAGCACCAGTGAGGACCGCGACGATACCAAAGTCACACGCGTCGGTAGCTACAATAGACTTTGCTGCTACATACTTCCCAGAAAGACCCTTAACATCAAGGCGTGCTATCTGTACCGCTTCATCGTTATCGGAGTCTACTTCAGTAAAAGCTGCTCCAGTGAGAGCGTCCCAAGTAGAGGGGGCAGTAGAGTTATCGTTTGACACTACGAGAGTGACATTATTCGTACCAGCGGCAGTACCGCTATTAAGTATAATGAGTGCTTCATTAAACCCACTCACGTCAACGCCGAGCCCGGAAGCATCAGCAGAACCGTTATAGGTAGTACCTGCGCTGAACTCACCAGCAGGGACCAACTGTACGGTATTAGTTTTCTCAGTAATTTTTGAAGCCATATTTAATCTCCTATGGTAATGAAGGGGGAGAGGTTATCTCCCCCCAGTTAAAAACTTATGCAGAAATCTTAGCATCTTTAATGACACTAAAACTATCCTCACGACGCAGTCCAGTGTCGTAGCTACCGAAAGCAGCAATGAGCACTTGGTTCTGTTTGAAAGGAGTAGCAGCCTCCTCAGACACGCGGATCTCCATACCACCCCAAGAAGCAAGAATCATCTGGCTCCAGTCACCGTAGACAATGTAAGAGCAGTTATCAGCCGAACCCTTCGAAAGGTCAACAGGTACTAAGGTAGAAGTATAGAAAGGATAGCCAAGGAAGTTAGATACACCAGCGTTAGAGAAACCTTTTAAGTAGTACTCACCACCAGTGTCGCCAGTGTACTGGTTAATCTTGCTCTGACGGAGAACCTTAGCGATCTGAGGAGAGGTAACATACGCCAATGAGCCCTCAAGCGTATCGCTCTTCTCAAGCTCATGCACCAAATTATCCATGTCATCCCAGTCCGGCAGTGCGCCGTTAGTACCAAGAGCAACAACATTGATATCGTCATGGTTAACAACACCCTTAGGCTGGTCATTAAGACCGGTACCGTACAGAGCTGCCTGCTCAAGCTTCTTAGACATAGACTGTCCGAGCTCTTCGCGAATAAGTGCCTCCACTCCGATAGGAGTCTGTTTGATTAACTCTCTAGACAAAGTAGTCCAAGCGCGTAAGTAATGGGGGCGCAGAGAGATCTGACCAATCTTCATGCTAGACTCAGTAGCAGCATCTTCGCTTCCACCCCAGTAAGCAGTGTTGCCGCTGGTTACTTTATTCATTGTGATCTCACCAGCTCCGAGGCCAGACAATCTACGTACACCTACTTCGTTTAAGATGGGGCGTCCAGCT